CTATGCCGCAATGTTAAGTGTGGCAAACAAACCCGGCCCAAAGCTGGCCGACATCTGCGCCACCTGAACTTGAAATGAGCCGCTCAGATTGTCTTGGGCCTGATGTGCAGCAGAATAGGTCCAATATGGCTGCACAGCAGTGACCTCTCGTTTCACAGTGCCATTTTGGATCACCCGTACCAGATATTTTTCGGATTCTTCATTCAGCGGAACATCCGGAGTGTCCCAACTGTCGCCATCACGCCGCGTTCTACGCACCCACGAAATTGCCGTACCTTCGGCCGAGGGCGTCGCAGATAGATGACAAGGCGTATAGGGCCGTAGTCCGACACCGGGGAATGCCTCTTGCCTGTGCACATATGACGGATCATCATACCCGCGCGCGGCCGGACCTATGCGGAAATGACGTGCTGTGTTGCGGGTCGAGCTGGCCAGATCGATCTGTTTCATGCTGGATTCCATCAAGACCACCACAGACCCCTCGGGCCAGACTGCTGGCATCAAGCCATCGGTCCCGAGTTGCCCCCGCAAGCGACGGGTCAACCACCACGTATCCGGTCCAACCAATTGCGCATCCTGAAACTGGAACAGCTCCCAATTCTCTGCACTTCCATCGCCGATGGCGACAAGGTTCCCACCAGCAAGCACCGCGTCTTGGCTGATGCTCTCGAACGCGCCTGACACAAGCTTGACTTGTAGGGCATCTCCTAAGTCCCACCGACCGGCTTGTGCCGCGACCATTTGCGTCTGCGTATGACCAAGTGTGGCGCGGGCTGTCACCACCTGATTAAGCCGATACCCGGAATCGTCGTACGCATCATATACTGCCACACTACCAGGCCAGGGTTTTGCCGAAATTGCCAGATGTGGTGCATGAGGTATTTCGTCCCCCGTCAACAACGGCAGATCCATAAACTGAGGCAAAACCGGTACAGGTGGCACGAAGGGCTTTAGCGACACAAGGTCGTCATCATATCCTGCAGGTTCATAGACTGTAGGTTCAATACGGACCGCCTCGAGCATTTGATGTGGACCCTGCTCCACACGATCCACGCGATACAGCCCACGCCCCCCCTGTTCCGGCAATGAAACAGTATCCCCTGCTCCGATCCCGCAATTTGATGGCGGCAAGGCCAGGCGCACACCTTCGCGTGCCAATCTTGCTTCTGCCAGCCAACGTTCAGCAACCTGTCTGCCTTCAACACGCGTGATAGACAATGGAAGTTGACTTGTGGCAACGGCATGCGTGGCCTCATCCGGCAAGATGGCTTCTTCGCTAAGGGTTTGAAAGTCACCATCAGCTTGAACAAACTGAACCCGCACGCGCCCAGCCGTTTCAGCGTCTGCACCACGTGTCTTTTCAATATCGCCTTCAAGTTCAGCAGAGATCGCCAGCGTCTCGAGCGCCAATTCTCTGACATTCGATCCATCTCGCATCGCGAAGCCAAGCGTGCCATCCCGTTCAATCGCATCAAACCCATGTTGTAACATCAATGGCTGCAAACTGGCCCGCGCATCGCTGATATCATCAACAGCATAGCCGCGTACAACCCCGTGCAACCCAGAGACATCATACGACAACACCCCCGCACGCGCGCAGATTTCCGCCACCACCGATGCAAGGCTGCGCGCACCACTTCTCCCGTTGATCCAATGCCCCCGCGCATAGTTCTCCCCGTCACTCCAAAGTCCGCGATTGTTTGGAAAATGCGGATATGGTCGTGCATCCCAAGCCCAGACAAATGCCCGCGCCATATCGACCATCGGCGCACCATACTGAACCGAGATAGGATTGTGCGCGTCTTGCGCCCAATACGATGTCATCGCCCGAATATATTGCTGTTGGATGGCATCATCCCTGCGCCCATCCGAATACCGAGGCAGCGCACTTTCAGACGATTTTGTGTCGAGAAACTTGTTGGGCTGATTGGTCCCCTTGTTTACCGCCGCACAGCCAAGTTCCGTAAACCACACCGGTTTAGACTCGGGAACCCACGCAGTGGCCTCTTGTTGCCTCGTGCCGTTGATGCGGTTGTGGTGCGCATGGCGCCACCAGCCCGCAATGTCTTTATAGCGAAACAACCAATCTTCACCATGTGCGCCGTCTTGAATAGGTGTTCGGATTTGAGCCTCTCGTGCCTCTTGGGAATGGTAATACCAATCATACCCTTCGCCGCCTGCGACGTTGCCCCGCAAGTAGTCGATGTCGTAAATGCTGCGTTGGTGTGCATCCGCGTGATCTGCGCCATCACGCCAGTCGGACAGGGGCATATAGTTATCAATCCCGACGAAATCTATGTTTTCGTCAGCCCACAAAGGGTCAAGATGAAAATAGACATCTCCTGTTCCATCCTGAGGGTGATAGCCAAAATACTCGGACCAGTCTGCCGCATAGCCAATTTTTGTATCAGGACCAAGAATCGCGCGCACCTGCACAAGCAAATCCCGCAGCGCCTCAACAGCAATAAACTGCCCACCTGATCCGCGAATTTGTGTCAGGCCTCGCATTTCAGACCCGATACAAAATGCCGACACGCCCCCCGCAGCTTTGCACAAGGCCGCATAATGCAGGATAAACCGACGATACCGCCATTCTGCAGGGCCCGAATACTGAACCGTTTCGCCAGAAATATTGAAATCTGACGCATCCGCCGTCCCAAAGAATGCCTCGACTTCGCTCTCGGCTTGCGGCGTTCCGTCCGAAGTGCCGGATTGCGTTGGCGCCTTGGACGTTGTGATACGACCACGCCACGGCAACACGGGCTGATCCCCCGCTTCACTCCATGGATCGGCAAGACCATTTTCAGACAATTGATCCATCAAAACAAAAGGATAGAACATCACCTCTTTGCCCGCGGCCGCCATGCTCTGAATACTTTGAACCACCGATAAATCGGTCGGGGTTCCACCGTAAATCGGACGATCAGCAACGCGTGCAATTTCTTGTGCCCCACTGCGCGTCATGCCCGCCACCGACCATGGCATATTGACGCCCTCAGTATCTGAACGCTCGACCTTGGGCTGAATTGTACACGTACCGCATCGCAAATCATTGCCAAACCAGCTGACAACCAAAGACACCGCGTCACACGCTGGCAATTCATCATCCATCGCGGTAAGCGACGCGCGAAAATCTGTCTCGCCAGAGGGTGTATTTTCGTTCGCGCTCCAGTTTTGGCCAGGCCCGTTCGAGTAATGCACCGGCGTGGTGGCCAATGCGTATTCTCCCGTACCAGGCATCAACGCCACGGCCCGCACCGCATGCGCAATTTCTCCTTCGGAGGCCGCCAGGTCCTTCGGGGCTGGTCGCACAACTTCGAATGAGAATTGGGGGATGCGGTTGCCAAACTGGGCAAGCTGGACGTTCTCCATGACGACATATGCGGTTCCACGATAGGCTGGTACGCTTCCGGTACCCTCGACCGCCTCAATAAGCGGATCAGGCAGTTGCTCCCGCTCACCTTTGTAGACCCGCATATTTAGGTCACGCGCGGATATCTCAACACCATCGGCCCAAATCCGCCCGACACGTGAAATTTCACCTTCACAAAGCGCAATCGCCAGTGACACCGAATAGCTGTGTTCGCGCACCTGCGGTTGTGGCGCGGCCCCCTTACCGCCGCCGGACGTGGCAACCGTCTCGGTGAATTGCGTGGCCCAGATCACCTGTCCACCCAAACGCATGCGCCCATAAAGTTGCGGTACCGCACTGCCTTCTGCGGCTCCCGTGATGCGGAACCGATCCACGCGACCACTGTCGACCACTTCCGACCCCTGCCCCATAATGGCCTGATCGACAGATCGCCCCAGCGTCGCGCCCACCAAGCGCCCAATCGCAACCGAAGAGACCCCAGCAAGTGTCCCGCCAAGTGAACCACCAATGGCTGCCCCAGCAGCCGACAATAAGAGCGTCGCCATTAGATTTTCTCCTTTGGGAATTCAAATCGTGCCGCAATTCTGCGACGCCACGGATAACTCAGAGGGCTTTCAGTGACCGAATGCCCCGAGTATGCGTGGATAAAGCTGGCATGCGGACCAACTTGTGCCGTGATCCCAAGATGTTTGGCGATGCCGCCGTCTCTCATGCGAAACAGCAAAACATCACCGGCTGCTTCGGCATGCACATCTTTGGGCACCAACCATCGTTCAGCTGCGCGCCACAGGACCTCGTCTTGTTGCGGCTCTGACCAGTCCATACTGTATGCGGGGACAGGTTCAGGTTCAGCACCCAGCAGCTCTCGCCAGACCCCCCGTATCAAACCCAAACAATCACATCCGGCCCCCAGACAGGCACTTTGGTGCAAATATGGCGTACCAATCCAATGGCGCGCGATATCAACCACAGCACAGGTCATCGTAAGCTTCCACCCGAATTTTCACCGGCTTGGCGTGGATAAGACATCATCCAATCTTCGCCCGGAATATCGGGAAATCCTTGGAAATTCAGAATGTTGTTAAACTTGAAGCGGCAAGTTGTATGGCGCTTATCACATCCTGCCTCAAGCAGAACCTGATCGTCGGACGTGATGCTGGCGCGTATCGGTTCCCACAGTTCAATGATCCGTATCTCGCCTTCAATCCGATCTTGTTTGATGGTTTGTTTCAATCCTTTGGCGTCTCCGCTTTGCACCGTCAAACGCCCGCGTTCAAACCACCCTGGGGCAAAACCTGACAAATTTCTCCATCGAAAAATGCGATTTTCAGACACGTCGTCAACGGGTCTCAGATCAGAATACCCTGTAGACGTCAGATCAAAGCCACAGCAACTGTCGCCCAAAACGGCGGTACATGGCTTTTGAAAAACACGCCCCAGGGGACGGTTCAGCGCCTCGGTCAATCCGCGAAGCTCTGCATGAAAGGCACCACCTGCGCGACGCAGCTCGCCAATTGTTCCGCGAAACATCAAAGTCCGCTCTGAAACATCGGACCAATTCACCAACCAACAAAACACTTGGGCCTGATCAAAACGCCCGGCCTCTATATCAGCATCGCTCACACTGGCATCACTGAGCGCCCCCATCGCTTCTGTATTGTCGACCGACAGACCCGTCGACTGTTCCAATGCAGTAGATGTCAAACCCGTCTGCGCTTTAAACACGTGGCCCTCAAAGGACAGGTCAAGATCATGATCGGTAAATCCAAATTTGCACCCATCCGTGCGCTCAATGCCCCAACAACGGGCAACTGTGGTCAAGCCACTCTTCAGATGCGCTTCTAGCGCGGCTTGAACGCCCATCAGACTCTGACCTCCACCACCGGCACATTTGGGACATCCCCGGCTTGAAAGCTGGCGACACTTGTCAGAATACGATCTGTGTCAAACCGCACAGGAACGTCAAATTCGAAACCTGCCGTGATTTGCCGCCCGGCATCCGGAGCATGCGCAAACACAATAAGTCCGCGCGCGGTATCTACGTCGAAATGAACACCTTCTTGCATTTCATCGCCCTCAACCCCCACGCGCACACTTCCCAAAACTGGCTTGGAAATCGGACGCTCATACCGTTGTTCACCGGACAAATACATTTTCTGAAGAGAAAACCGCGTCGTTACCCCATCACCAAGCGCAACGACTTGGTCACGATACCCCACCTCGGACGACGCCTTACAGGTTTTGTAGTCTGACCAATCCTTCCACCGAAACCCAAACAGCTGACCGCGACGAGCCTCGAAAAATGCAATGAGTGTCTCGATATCATCCAGTGACCGCATGCCAACCCCGGCATCGTATCGACGCCGCGAGTGCGCCCATGCGGTGTTGCGCTCTTCATATCCATTGGCCAATGTCACGACATCTGTGTGCCGTTCCGGTCCTCCGACCGATCCAAAACTAAGACTGGCTGGAAAGCGTACCTCGTGAAATGCCATGCGACATCTCCTTTGTGTTTATCGGTTGCGTTGACCACGTCCAATTGCGCGCCCCATTTGCGCGGCAATCTGACCTTGAGATCTGCGGAAGCTCGCCGCATCAGGCGTTGAAATATTCATGACGATGTTCACAGGGCCGCCACCAGATGCACGCACGCCAAGCTTGCCGTCTGCGCCACGGCCAAGCGGCATAATGGCCTCGGGGCCTGCCTCCCCCATAAGCCCTGTGCCACCCCGCATCGGGAATATGGTCGGCCCCGAAACAACCCCACCGTTCGCAAACGGCATGACACGTCCCTGCGCAAAGCTTCCGCCCTTTTCGAATGGCATAATTCCTTGCACCAAGGTTCCGATCCCGTTCGCGATCACGCCGCCTACCTGATCCGTCACCGGTTTAAGAGCCGCATTATAAGCCGTATTCATCAAAGATCGGGCAACATCTTCAAGCGCATCCGACAGCTTCTGCCCGTCGAAGACCACACCATCAAAAGCCCTGCGCAAGCCCCTGCTCAGGCCTTTCTCTAGCGTTTTGACATCCTGCCCCGTTGCGCTCAAAGACTGACGCACGCTACGCAATTCGGTATCAAAATTCGCCGCTACACTGGTTGTTTGACCCAGCGTCACCTCAAGCGCGTCAACCTGAGCTTCAAACTCGGCAATGCCGTCACCTTCAGCCATGTTCTATTCCTTCCTCTTATCCGGAAATGCCGCAAGAAGGTCTTCAAACCCTTCCCGGGACAGCGCGCCAGACGACGCGCCTTGCCCAAGCATCACACGCAGTTCCGCAGGGGTCAGAGCCCAGAACTCTTGCGGCTTTAGCCGAAGCCCCTGCAAGCCGGCACGCATCAGCTCTGGCCAGTCAAATGTGCTCATGTGGCCACGTCCGGAACCGAAAATGCCCGCGCCAACAACTGTGCTGCCACCCGCGCGGCCTGCATGGCCCCCCCCGTGATTTCAACAGTCAAAATATCCTCTGGAGTCCCCTGCCAACCGCCACCGCGCAATCCGGCCACAATCAACGCCAAGACATCGCGCGTGCAATAGCCCCCGCTTTCAAACCGTTGAACCAAGTCGACCAATGATCCGCTGGCCAACCCGGCCTCAAGTTCGGCCAAGCTGCCAAGTGTCAACTTGAGCACATGAGATTTGCCATCCATCTCAAGGCTCACTTCACCTGCCCATGGATTGGCCATGCTCATAGCGCCACAAATGTCAGAGCACCTGCCGATGCCATCGAAAGCTCGTAAGTGGCTTCGCCGTTGTGCGTGCCCGCATATTCAAGAGCAGAAACCTGGAACGCGCCTTCGACCACACCAAAATCGGGAATAATCACCTGAAATGCGGGTGTCTCCCCATCAAAAAATATCTGACGAGCCCGTTCATCCGTATTCGCATCTTTGAACACACCTGATCCTGAAATCGATGCGGATTTGACCCCAGCACCAGACAAAAGTTCCCGCCAGCCGCCTTGGCTTTCCAAACTTGTGACATCCACCGTTTCCGCATTAAAGCTGACGCGCGTCGCCCGCAGGCCCGCGATGGCTTCGAACTGGCCATCCCCCGTCAAATCCACCTTAATCAAAAGATCTTTTCCGTTTTGAGCACCCATAGTAATCACTCCGATTGTTAAACGTTGTCTTCCACGCGCGCGCGAAATCTCATGTCAATACGTCGCTGGTTGGCACTGCCTGCCCGCTTGGCAGCAGCACGATCAAATTTGAGAAACACCAAGCGACCGCGTTGCAAGCCTAGGTCGGCGTCGTGCAAACGATCGCTGATCGCCCCAGCCAATATTTTGGCGGTTGCAAACCCGCTTTGGTTCGTGATCACCGAAATCGTCAATCGATGTTCGGCACCCGTGCCCGTTTGATCGGACCGATCCAAAACCGTTTCCGCCCCTAAACTGACATAGGTTTCTGGCACGGATCCGCTTGGAATTGCGTCATATATGGCGGTTCCCACAAGCGCAGAGATGTCCGGATCAGAACTCAGTCGTAGAAAAACAGCTTCCTGAAGGGCCGCAGAGATCGCATAGCTCATACTGACACCTCCTCGCGGGCAAAACAGGTCAGATACCGTCCGCTCGGCTCGTGCTCGGCAACAGCCTGAATGGAAAACACCCGCAAGCCCTCACGAAATCGCATGCCAGGTTCCGGTCGAGAGGGTGTGCCACGCGCAGCCCCCCGCACAACAATCCGATACCCGACAGATGCCAAGGACACGTCCCCGCCATCCCGCGTGCGGCCGGTACGTGCAGACATTTGCGCCCAAACAACACCCTGCGGTTCCCAGCTTTGGACAAAACCGCCGGCACTGTCTGGCATCCGTTCTGGTGCCTCCAGCACCAATTTTCGCGAGAGATGCACACGTTTCATGACGACACCCCCATGCGCACAGGGCGATACCGCTCGATCAGACTTGTTACACCAAAGGGCATACAGCCGCCGCTGAGCGCGGTTTCGTCGCGATATTCGTAATAATGCGCCCCAAGCAACAACACAGCCTGCTGCAAATCTGCAGGAATATCACTCCAGTTTGCGCCAAACCCACAGACCATTCGAATACCAACCTGCCCGTGCTTAGGAATGCGGGGCAGATCTCCGGCCACAGGGCGCAACTGGGGGCGCTGCTGATCAGGTATCAACCGATAGGCACTTGGTGCGACGACAACCTCTTCTCCTAAACGATCCGCAAGCGTCACGCTTTGAATTTCGACGACTGGCCCGATCGGCAATGATTGCCCTTGCGGTGTACGCCACATCATCAAGGACCAATAAAACGTTCTTGTTATCAGCACCTTGCCAGTGCGCGCCTCAATCGCAGCCATGGCCGCCCGCAAAAAGCTCTCCAAAACGCCGTCCTGCAGGGTGTCATCGGAAAACCCGCTTCCCAACCTCAGGTGAGCCTTGAATTCTGCGACCGGTAGCGCCTCGGATGGCACAGAGGTCTCTTCGACTAACATCATGGAAAAACTCCGATAAATACGGCCCTCCGCAGGGACGGGCGTACACCATTTGCGCCACTCGAACGGAGGGGACAGCCAGACAACGCAAAAAAAACAGGTGTACGCCCGACAGAGATGATCCAAATCATCTCTGTCATCCCGATCGATTTAGGCGACCGAGAATTTCAGCAATTTGATCGCAGCAAAATCGCTGACATCCCCACCAATGCGTTTCGTAGCATAGAAAAGCACGTGCGGTTTCGCGCTAAAGGGGTCGCGCAGAACGCGCAGATCGGGACGCTCGGCCACAGTATACCCTGCACCAAAGTCACCAAAGGCAATCGCCGCCGCATCTGATGCAATATCAGGCATATCTTCTGCAATCAGCACGGGATATCCGAGCAAACGCGCTGGCTCTCCTGCCCCAAGACCATCCGACCACAAAAACCGGCCATCCGCATCTTTGAGTTTTCGCACGGTCCCAGCCGTTTTCGAATTCATCACAAAGGTCCCGTTGGCACGATACTCGGCGCCCAACGCATAGACCAAGTCAACGATGGCATCGGCACCATCAAAGCCACCATCAAGACCAGAGGGCACATACCCTAGCGTGCCCCAAGACCAAACATCATTGTCGACAAAAGTATGGCTTAGAAACCCTTTCGGCTTATCAACGCCATCACCATTCACAAACGCTGCGGCCTCGGCGCGAGAAAACTTGTCGGCAATACGACCTGCAAGCCATCCCTCAATATCAAATGCACTGTCATCCAGCAGGCGCTGCGATGCCTTGGGCAACGCCGACAACTCGTGCAACGGAATCGTGATGCGCTCGATTTGGGGTGTCCCGGTTTCCCCAGTTGCGGTGGTTTCATCTGCCCAACCTGCGCCTGCCTCTGTTGAATCAATCAACACGTCGAACGAAGCAGCCTCGACGTTGACCACATTGGCCACCGCCCGGATTGAAGCAGTTGTGTTCAATACCGATTTGACAGAGTCCGCTGTTTGCGGATCTACCAGATACCCACCGTCAGAATTGACAGCAGTCGACATCGACTTGCCGTCCAATTCAAGTCCTCGCAATCCGTCATCTTCGCCTGAGCGCAAATAGGCGTTAAACGCCTTTTGATGCGGTGCTTCAAAATCTGATGTACCAGCAAGCGCAGGGCGCGCTGCAAACGTCTGTGTTTTTCGATCAAGCATAATCAGTCGCTCTTCCTGTTTGGTCATTCTAGAATTAAGATTTTCCTTGAAGTCTCTGAAGTCGTTTACAAAACCCGTCATTGCCGACTTCACTTCGGCCGCAGGAGACACAGCTTCTCCGGCCCGAGCCCTTGTCTCGGTCTTACCCATCCATTTGTCCTCAAAGTGTGAGTTGCTACTAAGGCTTATCCGCGCCCTAGCTCTTGACGGGCACCCTCAAAGGCCGCCGCCATTTCCCGCCAGATATCTGCATTTGGGTCGTCCCCTTTTGCAGATACCCGCGCACTGGGCAGCATTGGAAACGTCACAAGCGACACCTCCCAAAGCTCCAGTTCCTGCAAGAGCCGCTGGCCCTTGTCATCCTTTTTGGCCCGTACCGTTCGATATCCAATCGACAGACCATCAATTGCGCCCGCTCCGATCAACGCCGCTGCCTCGCGGCCCTTTTCGACATCTTGCAAAAGACGCCCCTTGACCCAAAGCCCCAGGCCATCTTCGCGCACCTCGTCCCAAATTCCGATGGGCTGCGCCGGATCATGTTGCCACAACATCTTAACCGCCCGCCCCGCGCCTGACAGGGCGCGCAATGACTTTTGGTATGCGCCCTGCTGCACGACATCACCGCCTTGATCTTTGGCATCAAACAAACTGGCATAGCCTTCAATCACAGCGCCGTCTTGTAACCTCAGGCCATCTCCGATGCGCGCAAACTTGCGTTCCAATTCGGTTTCATGTTCCATAATTCACCCTTCTCGCCGCTCAAGGCGCCGCATTCAAAAGCCCCTGAAACGCTTGTGCCAAGATCACACCGACCACACCATAGACGGTCAACCAAAGACGTTTTTCCATGCGTTCCATTATTTCTTCTGTTTTGTCCAAACGGCGGTTCAAACTATCAATATGTAGTTTCGCCACCCTCTCGTGCGCCTCAAGTCGCAGTGCCGGCGCACAGTCAAACTGTTCAAATCCATAGCGTTTTTCAGCCATCCGCAGCACCATGTGCACCGTCAGCCGTCGGGCCATCCGAGCGTGCGGGCAACCCCAGCAATCTTCGTTTTTCGGCCTCACTCAAAAATTCGGCGGACTGGACGCGCGCCCATTGTGCATCCCGCTCCGCAGCCAACGCGGGCACCTGATCCAAATCAGGCTTCAACACAACATCATCGCCACTCAACTCAGACAACCACGTCCCCACCGCCGCCGCGACACGCGTCGCCAGCGGCAACACCGTCAAACGGTAAAACGCGCGATTGGCTTCCTGATAATTCGCATAAGTCGCATCCCCCTGAATCCCCAGAAGCATCGGCGGCACCCCAAAGGCCAATGCGATTTCACGCGCGGCGGCCTCTTTGGTTTTCTGAAACTCCATGTCACTTGGTGAAAAACCCATGGGTTTCCAATCCAGCCCGCCCTCAAGCAACATTGGCCGCCCCGCATTCCGCGCCCCTTGATGCTGCGACTCCATTTCAGTGACCAGCCGGTCATATTGGTCGCTCGACAACGATCCGCTTCCATCTGCGCCGCGATATACAATCGCACCGGACGGGCGCGCGGCGTTGTCCAACAATGCTTTGGACCATCTTGATGCAGAGTTGTGCACATCCACCGCCATCGCGGCCGCTTGCATCGGAGAAAATCCGTAATGGTCATCCTGCGGATGAAAATTTCGCACATGGCAAATCGCAGCGCCCTTGCCCAAATCAAACCGATGTTTGCGCCCATTCACGGTGTATTCATAGCCAATGGGCCACCCGTCAGTGCCCGGAATGACACTCATGCGATCTGACCGCAAAACATGTAACTCGAGTGGCACACCTGTCTCTGCCGCCACAGCCTCAACATAACCATTTCCCGAAAGCAGCAACTGCCCGTACAAAGATTCAAAGAGCTCCGCTCTGCCTTGCGCTGGATTTGGAGATGTCAAAAGGCTCAGCAACGGGTGAGTTTCAAACCGCTGCTCCCCATCCTGAAGCACCAATGGCAACGCAGCAGCACTTTCGGCAATCAATTTGACCGACCGATATCCAACGGGATTTCCGGTGAACCCGGTTTTCGTCAATGACACTGTATCACGCGGGCTCCAGGCGACACGCCCTGCACTATGATACGCAACCACTGGACCTGCTGCACTGGCCTTTTGCTCGGGTGCTGATGCTGTGCCGCGCCGAAAGAAATCAAATACCATAATCTGCCGCTCCTCGTGGTTTCTGTCCGTTCGACCTTTGCCCGTCTGGACAAGACCCGTTATCCAACAACTTTGTTAATTCCCGATCATGCCACCGTGCGGTGGGCCGCTCAGGTGAATGAAATCACAACCCGCGCACTTGCGGGCGACGCCAGTTTTGAGATGGCTCAATCACCAGCTCGTGAATGGCCCACACCAACGCATCAACCCGATCAGGGCTACCTTTGCCTTGGAAGCCCTGCAATGACATCTGGCACATCTGATCTTCCAGCGCGCCCAGATCTCCCACGTGGAACACACGCCCCTGTTCATACAGCGCGGCAACAGGCTCGGCCCTGACGACCTTGCCACGGGCGGCATGCACTGCTTTGTACGGCACATTGGGATCGACCTGTCGGATCACTTCGGCCACAAGATCGCCGCCTTGATTGACCTCAGCCACAAGCCGATCTGCGTTCCAGCTATCCATCGCGGCGACCGCGACATGGGCCCAAGCTGTGGGGCTTGCGGCACGAATAGTGGCATCTTCCAGCACATAGACTTGCCAATCCCCGATATCGCCAGTCATCTTGACGCCAACAACAAGAATGCCGCATTCGTCTGACCCCGCATGCCCTGTCACGGGCGGATCAACCGCCACGACAATGCGATCAAGCTCTGGCGTGTTTTGTTTACGCTGCCGCTCCAGCATGGCCGTCGTCCACAACGCACCCTCAACATCGTCCAACAACACGCCCTCAAGCTCTTGGCGCCCCAGACGCGTCCCGGCATATTTTTGCTGCACTTCACGCAAGAAACTCTCTGCCAGAAACGCTTTGTTCACCTCAGTCGCGGCGTGCGTCACCACAGTAGATGCACGCGCCAGCAATTCCTTTAGAACCCCAACATTGCGCGGGGTTGTTGTGACACACACCTGAGGATTGTCGCCAAGCCGCAAACCAAATTGCAACATGTCCCAGGCATCCGCGCCTTTCTTCCATTTAGCCAACTCATCCACCCAGGCCGCATCAAATTGCGGTCCGCGTAACCCTTCCGGATCGTGGGCAGAAAACAGCTGAGCCACAGCCCCGTTCGGCCAGACAAGCCGTTTGCGCCCTGCCTCATAGCGCGGCATGCGATCAGGCGGCGAACAAGCCAAAATCCCACTATCGCCGAACACCATGACTTCGCGCACCTGTTCGATCGTTTCTCCAACCAAAGCCACGCGCCGTGCATTCCCGACATCTAACGGCCCATCACCTTCGACCATCATACGCACCCACTCGGATCCGGCGCGGGTCTTACCTGCCCCGCGTCCTCCAAGGATCACCCATGCTTTCCAATCGCCGTCAGGCGGCAGTTGGTGATCGAACGCCCAAAAATCAAACAGATAAGGGAGAGCCAAAAGCTCTCCCTCGTCCAGAGAATTTAGAAACTCGTCACGAACCGCTTGCGGCGCGCAAGCGAGCCAAACGGCGCCCGATCGAAGATCGGGCTGTTTCGAGTTCAAGTTTGTAAGAGTGCGCGACGCCCTCTTGCTGTTTGCGGCGGTCCTCAAAGCGGTTCTCCGTGTCTATCGCCATCCGGATCGTGTGACGCAACTCGGCAAGAACTTTGCCTGTGTCGGCGCTCACTTTGACATCGCCATGCCTCAGCTTGTCACTTAGCGCTGACAACGCATCGGTGACCCCAAGAAGAAGACCCCTGACATGGGCAACTTCTCGGTCCAGCGGAGACTCGCCCGTCGGCGGATTAAAAATACTCATTTTTGCTCGTTGCCTCTCATGGGTGGTGGCCCCTCCACACGAGTGATAAAAAGCGACCCAGCTTGATGCAGGCCGCCTCTTGTCATCCAGCACGGGATCACCTTAGGGCGACAATTTCACAATGAGATTAAAGCGCCGCACGGTCGGCCATCGGCAACTTTGCCATGACACTCAGACATACACAGCAAAAAAGGCGACACATTGTGCCGCCTTCTGGTATCGCTGATTGATCCAAGGATCATACCTTATTGCTTGGCGCGCTCCGCTTCGATCTTACGCCATTTCACGACATTCCGATTGTGCTCGGCCAGCGTCGCTGCAAACGCGTGCCCTCCCGTACCATCAGCCACAAAGAATACATACTCGGTATCTTCAGGGTGAACCGCGGCCTCAAGACTGGCCTTGCCTGGGTTGGCAATCGGTGTTGGAGGAAGGCCCGGAATGACATAGGTGTTCCAAGGCGTTTCCCGACGCAGTTCGCTTTGACGCAACCCGCGGCCAAGCACACCTTCTCCCTTGGTCACGCCATAGATGACCGTCGGGTCGGTCTGAAGCTTCATGCCCTTTTCAAGCCGGTTGGTGAACACACTGGCCACCATGCGACGTTCTTCGGGAACACCCGTCTCTTTTTCAATAATCGACGCAAGAATCAACAATTCTTCAGGAGACGAAAGCGGCGTGTTCTCGGATCGCCCTTCCCAAGCGGCTGCGATCAAAACAGACTGAATGTCCTGCATTCTCTGGATGACATCCGCACGGGTGTCGCCAACGCGCACCTCATAGCTATCAGGCGCCAGGCTGCCTTCGGCGGGCACCTCGACATCGCCTTTCAAAAGGTCGATTTTGCTCAGGGCATCCACGACCTGCCAGCTGGTCACACCTTCAGCCACAGAAATCCGATAGCGCGTATCACCTTGTTGGCGCATCTCGCGATAGATTGCCGGCGCTTCACCCTCAGCAGGGTTGAAAGACGCGACCTCTGCAAAACGATTGGTCTGCGGATCCAGTTCACGCACCTGAACCCCTTGGCGGGTCACGCCAATACGATACACGATTTCAGTACCACAGGTGCTTGCGCCGCCTTTGGTCACGATATCGGCAATTTGCTCCATCGAAGCCCCGGCAGGCACCAAAAAGGATCCAGCCTTAAGCTTATCACTCTTGTCCGTGTAATCTGCGCCAATGCGATACAGGGGGGCACTGCGAATGGCCCCCATGCCTTCCAATGACTGCGACACGCGGTTCATATTTGATCCGCGTTCGACCTTAAGACACACAGGCGCTGCAAGTGGCCCCTCAGCAGTGTATTGCGATTTGCCCCAAAGAATCACTGCGCCCAACATAAACACAGCCACGATCAACATCGTGATCGCGTTCGAAGCAATATGGCGCCACAT